TCGGAGGCGTTCAGGTTATGGAGTTGCCGTATCTTGGGCAAGATGCGTCAAGCCCGACGTTCGGGGATAACCGATCATATGCCGGGTGCAGTGGAGCTTTGACGTTACCGCTTTGGGGGATCAATATCGGAGAGACAACCCGCATAGGTTTCGAGGCTGACAGCTTCACGGATGACGGTGCACGATGGGTAATGCAGGTTGCCGGTACTGAAGAATCACTTTCGCCCACCCCCGCAGAAATTGCCGCCGCTGTCTGGACCCGTGCCGGAAGGACATTGACCGCATGACCGTGACCGAGGTTGTCGATGCAATATGGGCAAACACAACACGAACAGTTGACGGATTAGCACCATCTGCATCTGACGGCTCATATATTGACGACGTAGGATATGCCGTTTGGACGTATGTTACCCGTACCGTAGAAGGCGGTAGTGGATTCCAGATAACGGTATCAGAAACAATGCCTGTTCCTGTGCAATCTGTAGACATTCAGACTGTTTCGGTTGTAACTGTCAACGAATTGTTGCTTGCTCCTTCACAGACTATCGTGGCTGAATCCTTCGCTCCGGCGTTTGAAATAACCGTGAATGAGTCGATGCCTGCACCGTCTCAGGCCGTAACTTGTGAAACGCAAGGCGGTGTTGTCCCTGTTCCGACTGGCGGGGGAATCGCTTTCTATCCTCCGGTGTTCCCGTACAAGACCCGGGTAACTGAATCTGCACCGGCACCGACACAAAAAGCACGAGTAAAATGCACGAAGGTTGAAATCCCTGTGCGTCATGCTGTAGAGTATACAACGATAGTTATTCAGTCTGTCATTGCTCCGGTACAAGGTGGAAGCGTAAAGGTGAATCGATCTGTCAAGGCGAAGGATGACGAGGAACGGTTCCTTATGATGCTTTTAAGTCAGTTATAAAGGTCAGTGACCTTGAAATAAACGCACCCCTCTGGCGGTATCAAGAGGAGAAGGAGAACGAAATGGACGATAACGAAGAAGTTGTTGGAGTGGTTGAACAGGTTGAGCAGGAAGAAAAGGAACCGGTTGACGAGGTTGTCGTAACGATTGGGGAGCCTGAAGATGAAAACCACGAGGAACATCAACCGGCACCGAAATGGGTCAAAGACCTTCGCGCGCAGAATCGGGAACTGAACAAGGAACTGCGGGAAGCACGGGCAAAGCTAAATCAGAGCGCTGCACCGGCTGAAACGCCTTTGGGAGCAAAGCCTACCTTGGAATCAATGGGATACGATGCCACGAAGTACGAGCAGGAAATTGAAAGCTGGCACGAACGGAAGAGAAAAGCCGACGAAGCCGCTGCTGAAAAGAAGCGAAAAGAGGACGAAGAGGCTGAAAAGTGGAACGGAAAACTCAATGCCTACAAGGAAGCAAAGGGCGCTCTTGGCGTTCCTGACTTCGATGATGCAGAAGAAATGATATTGGGCTTGCTTAATCCGGTGCAACAAGGGATAATAGTACAGGGAGCAAAAGACCCTGCACTTGTTATTTATGCAATTGGGAAGAATGAGACGGTAGCAAAAGAATTGGCGGCGGTCAGTGACCCTGTTGCATTCGCGTTCGCCGTTGCTCGATTGGAGGGACAATTGAAAGTGACAAGCAAGAAACCGGCAACAGCACCTGAGGGAAAGGTTTCGGGGAATAGCAGACCTTCTGGTTCAACTGATTCCGCTTTGGAACGGCTGAGGGCAGAGGCAGAAAAGACGGGCGATTACACTAAAGTAACTGCCTACAAAAGACAGAAGCGGAACTGAAAGCCGCCGGGGGTCGCACCCCCGTTAATAAAAGCAGGATTCAAACGGGGCCACCATTCCGCAAGGTGAGTGTCAAGAAGTTCCAGCAGGAACAAAAGTCAATTAAACAGGAGCAACACAATGGCTAATGAGTTCTCGAAAGAGGAAAGAGTAGCATTTGAGACAATCCTTGAAGGTTTTCAGGATCAGCTCGTATTGTCTAAAAATGTGGCGGTATACAATACCGATCAGAGCATGATGGAAAGGGCGGGTAACACCATTTGGCGTCCCCAGCCCTATATTGCACAGTCCTTTGATGGTGAGGATCAGTCCGCAAACTTCAAAGAGTATACCCAGCAGTCAGTACCGGCAACGATAGGATTCAAGAAGTCAGTGCCGTGGCTTTTGAGTGCGGCAGAACTTCGTGATGCGCTTCAGGAAGAACGCCTTGGAGATGCCGCAAAGCAGAAACTTGCCAGCGATATCAACCGCGCTGTTCTCGATGTGGCTTCCCTTCAGGGAACGCTCGTTGTCAAACGTGCCGCGGCTGCAACCGGCTTTGATGACGTTGCGTTGTGCGAAGCGATCATGAACGAACAGGGTGTTCCGAGTTATGACCGGTACCTCGCCCTCAGCACCCGCGATTATAACGGCATGGCTGCGAATCTCGCTTCCCGTCAGACGATGAATGGAAAACCGCTTACCGCTTACGAAAAAGCCTATGTTGGTCAGATTGCCAGCTTCGACACCTTCAAGCTGGACTATGCTCGCCGGTCTCCCGCTGCGGCTGGTGGTGCTGCTATCACGATGAGTACTCTTCCCGCTGGTGTGAACGTCTATGTTCCGAAGGCAACCTCTGTTGCGACTACCGGAGAGCGCGGAAACGTTGACAATCGGTATCAGACAATAACGACAACTGCAACTGCCAACGTGGTTGCTGGTGACTCGTTCACAATTGCCAACGTCAACGCTGTCCACCACATAACGAAACAGGATACCGGTCAGCTGAAAACCTTCCGTGTCATTCAGATATTGACTGGAACCACGATGGTAATCAGCCCTCCGCTCATTACCGGACAGGGTGCAACTGACGCTGAGCTTCAGCAGCAGAATTGCGTCGTAAATGTTGCCGCTGCGAATGCCGCGATTGTGTTCCTCAACACCGTTGCTGCTCAGACCAACGCATTCTGGCAGAAAGATGCTATCGAGATTCTGCCCGGACGTTATGCTGTACCGACAGACGGCGGTCCCTCTGTAATGCGCGGAACTACCGATCAGGGAATCGAACTTGTCATGCAGAAAAGCTATGACATCAAGACGATGAAAACCTTGTACCGGTTGGATACCCTTTTCGGAGTGGTAAACAAAGCGCCTGAAATGTCGGGAATCATCCTGTTCAGCCAGACCTAATGAGTGAGCCGGGTAGAATATCTACCCGGCTTCTCTACTCGCGGATATAATCTGCAAAGGAAAGGGAAAGAATGTCAACAAAAGTTTACCCGATGGGATCAATTGAACTGACTGTACCGGCGAGCGGAAAGATATCTGTCTATTCTCGCGCGCCTGTGAAGGTCTACAATGAGATCAGTAATACCAACCAGCCTAATACGTTTAACCTGCTAAAGATGACGGCATCCGGTGAAGAATATCTTTCCGCCGCTGTTACCCTTGCGACAAGATTTCGCGTTGAAGCAGGGGCTGACGAGGTGTTCGTGAATGTTGGAACCGCCGCTACCGTTACCGAAAAGCGGTCGAACCAGAGACAGATCATTCCGGTTGCACTCAACGCAACTGGAGCGCTGACCGCAGCCGCGATCCTCAGCGGTATCGTAACATCGTCGACAGCCGCCGCTGTTTCTGGAACTGTCCCGACTGGCACCGTGCTTGATGCGGCATTCCAGATGGACATTGATGATTCGATTGACTTCTCGGTAATTGCAACCGGTGCCAATGCGTTTACCGTCGTTGTCGCCGCTGGCGTAACCGCCGTTGGTACTATGATTGTCGCCACCGTAACAACCGGGCGTTTCCGGCTCAGGAAAACCGCCGCCGCAACGTACATCATTTACCGCATGGGTTAATGCGTGAGGGAGCGGAATAAAACCCCGCTCCCTTTTTCGATTGAGGGTATCATGAATAAAGACTTCCCGAGATTCGTTTTTACAAGCCCCGGACCGAAAGAATGTCAGGGCGGAACCTATGGCGATGAGATCGTGAAAGACGAAAATGAACTGTCAGCAGCGCTCGACGTTGGTTTTTTTGAATCAATCCCTGAAGCTCTGGAAGCGTTGAAAGCGCCGAAGGAAAAGAAATGATAGAAGTCAAAACAGAGTCAGCGAAAGCCAAAGAGAAAAGGCTGAGCGGTGAAGATGTTGAACGGGAAAAGTGGCAGTCTGAAGCGGATGCCAGAACATTGGCTGAAGCCGAGGATATCAAGTCCGATCCTGCACGGTACAAGAAAGCAAGGGAAGCGGCGAAAAAACAGTCAGAGTTCTACACGAAGGTGATTAAATGAGTTTCCTGAAGCGTGATATCGTTGTGGCTGCACTTTCTGAAATAGGGCTGAGCAGTTACTCGTTCGACCTGTCAACCGATCAGCTTCAACAGGCTCTCTTACGGTTGGATGCAATGATGGGTGAGTGGGGAGCAAGGGGGATCAAGCTCGGTTATAACCTTCCCGGTTCTCCGGGATCCTCTTCGTTGTCGGATGAAGCTGGAGTACCTGATTCAGCATGGACGGCGGTAATAACGAATCTCGCAATGCAAATTGCTCCGTCCTACGGGAAAATGGTCAGCAATCAGACCCTCACAACCGCCCGTCAAAGCTGGAACACAATTCTTGCTGTCAATGCTGCACCAATAGAAATGAAGCTTGGAGCCGTTCCGCTTGGTGCTGGCAACAAGAACGTTGGAGGGACTTTTGTGGTTCCTGAAGAATTGCCAATAAATGAAAGACCGGATCAGTCTGTTCAATTTCAATAAGGGGGACAAATGAGCAAGCTCACTCAATCAAGTTCTGTCAGTTCAGGGGATTGGGTTGTCCTCTGGAAAACCGATCAGGGCGATTATCGCGGAGTTTCCTTTGGAGACTTCGCTTCTGCACTTCAAGGGGTCATGTCGATAGGACGACCAGAACCGGATTCACAGTATTCCGCTCCTGCCGTTGATGGGTTCTCCGTCAGCATTGCAGGGGTTTCGGCGTCGAATGATGTTCACCTGATTTTGACCCCTGCCGGCGCTTATGCCGCTGGAACGCTTGTCATGCCGTTGGCTTCTGCCTGCCGTGATAAACAGGAAGTAACCGTCAATTGCACTCAGGCGGTAACGGGATTGACCATCACAGCGAACGGAGCAACCTCGATTGTTGGAGCGCCTACGGGACTCACGGCGAACGAGTTTTTCAAACTGAAATACGACCTCCCGACCAATAACTGGTACAGGGTAGGATAAGGAGCAACAAATGGGATTTTATGCAGAACGTGGAGCCAATCAGGTACTCACTCCCGCAGCCGCAAGCGCCTCTGTTTCCATCAATCCTGACTCGAAAGCGGTCAGGGTACACAATGCAGGAGCCGCGAATATCTGTCATGTCAGGATAGGGGATGCCGTGAGCGGAACCCCTGCGACAACTGCTGATATTCCTGTTCCTCCTGGGACGGTGATAATCCTGAGAAAAGGAATGGGTGAAGGTACGCTGTCGCATATATCGGCGGCTGGTACTACCCTTCATGTCCAGACGGGCGAGGAATACTAATTGCAAGTCCCTATCCTTAGCGGGATTGTCACCGACGAAACTGCGAACATCAAGGATTCATACCCTGTCAACATGATACCGGTTTCGATGGTGAGCGGGATATCCTCGGGATATCTGCGAACCGCTGACGGTGCTGAATCGCTCGGTGCAAGCTCGGGCGTTCCTCGTGGCGGGATAAACTGGAACGGGGAATTGTACCGTGTGGCAGGGACGAAACTTGTCAAGGTTGGATTCGATGGTGTTGAGACCGTCCTCGGTGATGTTGGAATGGGTGGACAGGTAACACTTGGTTATTCCGCTGACCGGCTTGCCGTCGCTTCTGCAGGGAAGCTGTATTATTGGGATGGGATCACTCTTGCACAGGTTCTTGACCCTGATCTTGGTACGGTGCTTTCCTTCGTGTGGGTTGATGGTTATTTCGTGACAACCGATGGTGAGTTCCTTGTCGTGACTGAATTGTCAGACCCGACACAAGTCAACCCGCTGAAGTATGGAAGCTCAGAAATTGACCCTGATCCTATCATAACAGTCCTGAAGGTTCGGAATGAGGTGATAGCCGTCAACCGGTACACCATAGAGTTCTTCAACAATGTCGGTGGAAACCTTTTCCCGTTCCAGAGAATCGAAGGGGCGCAGCTTCAGAAAGGAGCAATCGGACTCCATTGCGCTTGTGCCTTTGCTGATACGGTGGCATTTCTTGGCTCCGGACGAAATGA